GTTATAAGTCCAAATTGACGACGGGGGGGGGGTACCGGAAGAATGAAAAATTACGAGATCAACAAAGGCGAGATATGGGAAGTAGATAATAACGGCAGCACAAGGGTGGTTGTTATACTTGCCTGTTTTGAGAGATACGCAGCCACGGTTATGCTGCAAGAACAGGAACCCGGCAGCAATGCGGTAGCAGTAAGAGTACGCGATATTATGTACGCCGACGCTGGCCGCCTGGGCTATGTATTTTACGACAAAATGGTAGATTTTGTCCGGGCATTATCCGAAGAAGAAGACTACGAATTGCGCAGAGCCATAGCGGAAGCCCTGGTATTACCGGACGACGAAGCACCGTTAGACAGCATGGCGACGGACGCCAACAGGGAAATAGACGGGCTACAGTATGAAATAGCCAAGCTACGGCAGCAGTTAAAAGAAAAGACGGAAGAAGCAGAAAAAGCCCAGGAAGAAATAGACAACCAGGCGGAAGAACTGGAAGAAGCAACAAAACGCGTAGCAGCGCTGGAAGAAGAAAAGAAGGCGGCAGCAGTCCAGGGAACCGTAGAACTGGTAGACGACCGCGGGTTAAGGGAAGAACTGGCAGCGGCCAAAAGGGAAGCAGAAATATACAAAGGGTTGTACGAAGATATGTTAGCCAGGGCGTTGGGATAAACGCCCGGCATAAGCGGAGGTACCCCAGCTTGGTAGAGGGACGGGCATAACCACAGCGGCGCGACGCTTAAGGGAGCCATGCGGGCGCCCATGGTTATGCCTATGGTGTCGATGGTTCAAATCCACCCCGCCGCATTGGCCATAGTTCAACACAAGAACGCCGGGATATGAGAAGAACGGCCAGGCGCCTGGCGGCAGTTATCCAGCCACGGAAACGCTGGGGAAGCACCAGCAGGCCGCAAAAGAAAAAAGCAAAATAGAGAAAGAGAGGGCAAAAAAATGGAAAGCAAATATTTATTATTTTTATTAGGATTTAAGGTTAAGTTAATAGACCGAAGAAACCAGGAAGAAGCAGACGGCTTTGTAGTGGTACCGTACCCGGAAGAACACCCGGAAGACCTGGAAGACGCCAAGGACATTATTAAAAAGCATTACGGGCGCCTGGGTTTCGACGTACAGGAAATAGCGCACCAGGAAAGCAGGGTAAAGGAAATGGATTTAGCGGCGGAATATGACGCGGCACCGAATACGGACGTATTCTACGAGTAAGGGGGATATAACAGCATGGAAATTAACACCGTAGGAATAGCCGGAACAGCGGCAGCAGCACCGAAGCCATACCGCAATATTTACGGCCGGGAAAATGTATATGCCTTATGGCTGGATATTTCTAGGGACAGCGGAGCAGTAGACCGCGTTTTGGTGCTTTTCCAGGAAGAAAAGATAGACGGCGGCAGCTTCGGGGCATTACCGGGTGACTGCATGGAACCGGGCGCCCTGGCAGTATTAGTTAAGCCGGGCAGCAGGATAGAAGCAACAGGAACCATACAGACGTATAAGGACAAAGAAACCGGACGTACGCAGCTTTTTGTATGGGGCTTATACCTGGCAGCAGTACCAAAGAACAGCCAGCAGATTAACATAGCATACATAAAGGGAACCGTAGCAAAGCAGCCAGTATATAGAGAAACACCAAAAGGGAAGCATATTACGGATATTACCGTACGTATTCCTTCGGCGTTTACACCTGGCTTTTACAGTTACATACCTTGCATTACCTGGGAAAAGCTGGCAGAACAGGTAGCAGGACTACGGAAAGGCAGCGAAGTGTATTTAGAAGGCAGGATACAAAGCAGGCCGTACACCAAAAAGACACCGGAAGGCGTACAGGAGTTTACAACCTGGGAAGTAAGCGCCAGCAAGCTGGAAGAAGCAGAAACGGAAGGAGAATAAAAGAGGTATGCAGGTAAAACAAATTCAGATTAAAGCAAAAGTAACACCACACAACGCAAAACAGGTAGCCGAAGCAATGGCAGGGCTGGGCGACTTAATCAGCCAGTTTAAGGAAATACACACCCAGGAAGGAATAGACGAACACGTAGCCCGTATTAACGGTTACGCCTATGCGCTGGTAAACATGGACGTTATCGCAGAAGAAACAGCAAATACGCAAGTAGCGTACGCAGCCTGCGCAGCGGCAGCAGCACGCCAGGAAGAATTAGAGAGGTTAAAAGGGAAATGGCAGTAAAGCGGATTACAGGAAGGCATACGAAAAAGTACAGAACGTGCCTACGCTGCGGCCAACCCATAGACAGAGTATTAAAGGACGACGAAGTATACACCTGCGGAAGCTGCGGGCAGCAGCACTATGTAGACATATTCCCGGACAGTATCGTATTAACGGCTGCGGAATATGCAGAATTTAGGCGCAGGCCTGTAACAATGCTGACACATGAGCAGCGCCAGGCAAGGCGTAGGCTGATCGCGAAGGCAAAGGCCAGGGATTTAGAAACGGAAGCCTGGATAGATACATACCAGGACTGGTTAGAAGAACTGGCACAAATGCCGGAAAAGGAACGCGCGGTAGAATTTAATATTATGTCTGATGAAATGCGCCGCCGCGTCCTGCTGTACTTTGACAGACGAAATAAAGGGTAGACAAAACGAAAACGCCCCAGCAGTTTGGAAGACTGCCGGGGCTAAAAAATACGATATTTATTTAAGCAAAAATATTATATCGAAAAAATGGCGTTTTGTCAATAATTCTGCGGGTTACAGCCCGCATTTAACACTTGATAAAAGTATTAACGAACCGACAAAAAGGGGTTATAGACAATGCCATACGTAGAGAGGGTAACAAAGGCGGGTAAGACCATAGAGGTAGACCGCTATTATACCAGCCGTTACCATAAGGCAGGTATAAAAAGGGGCGACAAGGTACGGCCAACGAATGAAGCCCAAAAGAAGGCCAACACCAAGAAAGCAGAACGAACATTACGCCTGTTACTGGCGGAGAATTACCAGGACGGGGATTTGCATATAGATTTTGGCTATATCCGTAAAAAAGGGGAGTCATACAGAACCAGGGAAGAAATGAGAAAAGACGCAGACGTATTTTTAAGGGAACTGCGCAAGATATATAAACAGCAAGGCCAGGAACTAAAGTACGTACACGTCATGGAAGTGGGAGAGAAGGGCAGCAGGCACCACCATTTAGTAGTTAATTACATAGACACAAGGTTAATACAAGCAGCATGGAAGAAGGCATACCCGCAAAACAGTAAAATACACTTCCACCCTTTAGACACAAACGGAGATTACAGCAAGCTGGCCGCATATCTCATAAAATACACAGACAAGACCGTAGGGACGGACGAAGCATTACAGGGCAAGCGCTGGAATTGTAGCAAGAACCTGCGAAGGCCGGAACCGGAATACAAGATAATCAAAGACAGGAACCAGTATTATACAGAGCCAAAGCCAATAAAGGGCTACTACATAGACAAGGACAGCGTAAGGGTAGGCGTACATAGCGAAGAATTTTACGGGTACGGATTTTTAAGCTACCGAATGGTACGGCTGGAATGAAAGAAGGGAGAAGGTAGGAAATGAAAATAATTTACATCACTTTAGCGCTGCTGGGCGGCGCCATGCTGCTGGTAATATTGGCCGCTGCCACAGTAGGCATAATAGCCCAGGCATTAAACCAGGCACACGCATGGGAAGAATGGCAGCAGGAAAGACCGGAAGACGGGGAAGGGAAGGACAGTTAAAAAATGCGTAATTTTAGAGTATCAGACGAAAGCGGGCACCAGGAAGCAATATTTAGCTGGTGCGATTACAACCGGGGAAGGTACCCGGAATTAAAATTACTGTACCATGTGCCAAACGGCGGGAAGCGTGATGCAGCCACAGCCAGGGCATTAAAACGCCAGGGCGTAAAGGCTGGTATTTCCGACCTGGTTTTACCAGTAGCCAGCGCAGGGTACCACGGCTTATACGTGGAACTAAAGGCACCGGGCGGAAGCCTGGAACAGTCGCAAATTGATTTTTTACAGGAAGTGGATAACCAGGGATATTTAGCACTGGTATGTGTGGGCTGGCAGGCAGCAGTACAGACATTAAGCGTATACCTGGACGGAGCGGAGCCGGAAGCGCAGCCACTTAAGACAAAAAGTACACCAAAGGAAGGAACCTACTACCTGGCATTAAAGACAATGCGGGAAGGAATGAAGCGGGCAGCAGAATACACAGACCAGGACACATTATTACCAGTAACGTAAAATACGACCTGGCAGCAGGCGTAAAAAATAAATTTATATTCGCTAGGTTCAACGGAGCGAAAGAAAGGCGGAAAATATGAGAGTAATTAGCATTATCAACCTTAAGGGTGGCGTAGGTAAAACCTTCACAGCGGCCAACATGGCACACATACTAAACAACCAGGGTAAAAGCGTACTGCTTGTAGACAATGACAAGCAAGGGAATTTATCTAAGTTGTTTGGAGTATACCAGGACGACGTAGAGAGCAGCAGCGCAAAACTGTTACGCGGCTGGTATAAAAGCATTAACGACCTGCGGGTAGTATTACCGGGATATGCCGGGCTGGATATTATACCAGCCAATATGTCACTATTGCAGGCCACAAACGATTTAACGGTAGCAGCAGACGCCGACCAGGTAGAACGGTTTAAGCCATTATTACAGGCATACCCGTTAGAGCCGGAAAAGACGTACGATTACGTTATTATCGACAACCCGCCGGATTTAGGATTAAACGTAATTAACGCCCTGGCTGTATCTGACGACGTAATAGTACCTACGAAGGTGGACGCCTGGGCGCTGGAAGGATTAGACACGATCATAGACCAGGTGGAAGGAATGAAGCAGATCAACAGCAAGCTGCAATTTGCTGGCGCCCTGGTTACTATGTGGCAGAATGACGACGCAAACCGGGCAGGCCTGGAATGGTTGCACGAAAAAGGCTACAAACTGTTTAATACCGTTATTTGGTATGGCAAGGCAGCAGCAGAAAGTACGTTTTTTGGAAAGACAATTACAGAGTACAAGCCACGAAGCTGGACGGCGCGGGATTACAGGAAGTTTGTAGCAGAATACCAGGCATTAACAGAACAGGGGGCGCAGAATGGAACAGTATAAATTAAACCCATACAGAGAAATGCCACTAATGGACGAAAAATTAGAAGCCTGGATAACAGCCGTAGAAAAAGCGTTAGGCTATAAATTATTCTTTTGGCAAAAGACGTACATAGAAATGGGCGCATTTAGGCAGTACGGAGAAACAACAGCCAAGATACTACGGGAATTATCACAAACAGAGTTACCACCTATAGATTTTAGGCAATACAGGAGCCACGGCCACCACGAACATATTTACTGCGAACAATTATTGAAAACCAAAGCAATTTTAGACAATGCAGGAATACAGACACGCGCAGTAATTACCTGTGAAAAAGAATACAGGGAATATTTACGGCGGAAGCAGGCAGCAGAAATAACAAAGGCAACCGGAATACCAAAAAGCCTATTTAGAATATAAAGGGGGTACAGGAAAATGGCAGAATTTAACATTTTAGACATGATGAACAATAAAGCCAGGGCGGCAGCAGGCACAACAGCCGGGACAGAATACAAGGAAATATACTTAAGCCCGTACGAAGTGAAGGAAGCGCCAAAGAATACGCGCCAGGAGTGTAAGGATATAGACAAGCTGGCAGACAGTTTTTTACTGGTAGGACAGGAGCAGCCGACAGTATTAGCCAGGGTAAACGGGGAATACCGCATAATCGACGGACACCGCCGAAACCTGGCGAACATTTACAACCTGGAACGCGGGTACAAGGAATACGAGAAAGTCCGTTACTTTTACCGGGATATGTCGGAAATCATGTACGAACTGGCGTTACTGGCCGGGAACGGATATACCCAGGAATTAACAGACTACGAGAAAACGGAACTTGCGGCCAGGTTAAAGGCAGCATTAGAAGCAGCAAGGGACGCCGGGGAAATCACGATAGAAGGACGCGTACGCGACCTGGTAGGCGAAATCCTGGGAGAGAAGCCCACAAATATGGCGCGCATTGAGAAAATCAACAATAACGCGGAACCGGAAATTAAAGAGCAATTCAAAGAAGGCAAAATAGGCATAAGCGCAGCGTACGAAGCTGCGAAGCTACCACCGGAAGAACAGCAGGCCATAGCAGCCAGGGCGGCAGCAGGCGAAAACGTGAAAACGAAGGAAATAGCCAAAAAAGTAGCGGAGAAAATAGCAGCAAAAGCCCAGGACAAAGCAGACAAGGCAGCGGAAGACGCCGAAAAGGCAGAAATAGACGCCCAGGCAGCTATAGCAGACGCAGCAGACAAGCAGGCACAGGCAGAAATTGAAGCAGAAAACGCCAGGGAATTAAAGCGCTATGTAGAAGATAAGGCCAACGCTTCCAACGTGTCCGAAACGGACACCGAAAGCCAGCTAATTGTAGGCCTTCCGGAGAATCGCGACGCCTGGAAAAATAGAGAATGGGGCATATATACAGTACGCAGTCTTATGTATCACGTAGACATAATGGACGTAGACGACGTAACCGAACTGCAAGGCATTTTATTTAGGTTGGAAGCCAGGGCAAAAGGCGAAGAACCGGGACGGGAACCGCAGCAAGAACAATTACCGGGACAAATGAACATAAACGACATGGAAGGAGTGGCACAAAATGGAGAGTAACGAAAAATACCGAGTTTGCTGCATAGTTGACAATACGCAGCCGGAAATAAAAGCAATGCAAGAAAAGGACATGAAAAAACGGCTATTATGCGAATTGGAAGAAGTGCTATGCAGCGGGGACGCGGTAACGATTAAGGTTACAAGAGAAGAAAGCCCGGATATTTACGGGTTTTGCAATGTGGGCGCCAGCCGCGTTACATATACCGCGAACCTGGGCGTAGCACAGAAAATGCCAATTATGATAAATGCGGAGCAGTTCAGAAAATCCACGGGCAGAAATCACAGAAAGAAAGACAGAGCAAGGGCACGCCTGGCAAGAGCGCGACGCCGCAAACTGTTAGAGAGGTTAAAGCATGAATAGACGGCAGAAAAAGAAGGCCTACAAGAAAAAGTACGGCCATAACCCACCAAAGACCGAAGTAAAATACTACGGTAAAGAATGGGGCAGGACAATAGCCAGGACAATGGAAACAGTAGCGGAAGGCATACGCGCCGCTATTCCGATAATACGTGACACCCTGGAAAAATTCGCAAGGGCTACAAGGGAAACAACAGAGAGAATAAAGACCATGCCGGAAGACGAATTTTTAAGGTTCCTGGATAACCCGGAATTAACGGAAGGCGCCAAAGCAATGGCAAGGAAGATAAGGAGAAACGGGGAAAATGGATTACATACAGGCAATGCGAAAGAAAATAGAGAGGGCGACAAAGCAGGAAGTACAGCACCAGGAACAGAAGATAATACAGGACTACACGGCAGCAGGACAGATAACACCGCAGGGAATAAATACGGCAATTAAAAAACTACAGGCAGCGGCTACAATGAGCAAGCAGCGGCAGCAGGCGTTAGTAATAGCAAATGCAGCCACGGCAGCAGCCATTAGAAAGCAGTTTAGCCGGGAAGAAGTGGAAGTAATTATAAGCCAGGCCGTAGAAACAACAACGGCATACGTAGTAACGGACGAAACATTAAAACAGCAGCTTTTACAAAGCATTGATAAAAGGGGGTATTAACCATGCAGGCAACAATTAACTTAACAGCGGTACTAATCACGTTCATTATTTGCGTAACACTTTATGCGTTATGCAAAATGGCACAAAAGGACAAGGCAAAGGAACGAAAGAAGGAAGAAGCAAAGGTATTAGAAGTTCCGGCATTTACGAACCAGCGAAGAAGCAACCAAGAACAGCACTTAGTAGAGTACGTAGAAGGACAGGTAAAGAAGGGGGAAGCAAAGAAATGAATACAGTAGGATTAACAGGGCGTCTGACGAAGGCGCCCGCAACCAGGTACGGCGGCCAGGATAACAGCGTAGCAATTACGCGCTTTACACTTGCCGTAGACGACGCGGGCGGGGCAGATTTTATTAACATTAAATGCCTGGGGCGTACGGCAGAATGGGCAGAAAAGTGGTTAAGCAAGGGCAGCAAAGTAGAGGTAACAGGAAAGATTAAGACAGGACATTACACGAAGGACGGCCGGGAAGTGTACTACACCGAAGTGCTGGCAAATTCTTTAGGGTTCGGAGAAAGCAAAGCGGAAGCCGAAGCAAGGCAGGGGAATCAGTCACAACCAGCAACAGACGACAACGGGTTTATGAATATCCCGGACGGTATCGACGAAGAATTACCGTTTAGCTGAAAAGAAAGGGGATTTAAGAAATATGGAAAACGTGGCAGAAATTACACAAGCAGAAACCGAAGAAAAAGAAGGGGCAAAGTATATTACCGTTCCCGAAGATGAGTTACAGGCTATGTTACAGGCAGCAGCAAAAGAAGCCATTAAGGAACTGCGGAAAGAAGAAGCGAAAGAGAAAAAGAAAAATAAATATCATGATACGTTTAGCCTTATGCGCTGCTACCGTGACGCCGTTTTCCATATCGAAAATGCGGTAAGCGAAGGGACACAGTTAGAACTTGAAGGAATGACGGAAGAACAACAGGAAACCTACTTACGCAGCGTGCGGCGAACCAGGTTTAAAACCCTGCTTATGACAGCCAATATAGACAAGGCCATAGAAGAAATGGCAAGGCGCAGGAAGGCAGCAGGCAGGGAAGTAGAATACCAGGTATTCGATATGTATTTTATGCAGGGCATGAACTACGAACAGATCATAGACCAGGTGGAGCAGGACACAGGCGAGAAGTTAGGCAAGAATACGCCACGACGCTGGGTAACTGGTATCATTAACGAAATGTCCGTACTGTTATGGGGGCTGGAAGATGAAAGACAATAAGATAACCATTACGGAAAAAGACAAGGTTTATATATTCCAGGTAGACGCGGTATTAAAGGCGGAAGATATGCAGCGCATACGGCAGCAGTTAAAAGAACAGATAGAAGAAGGCTGCGTACTTCTCCCTGGGTATGTAAAGCTACTACCGGAGCCACGGGGAAAACGTGGTAAAAAGCTGGGGTTTTTGTGGTGGCATTGAAGTGGTATTATGATAGCATGAAGATAGTAGCAGGAAGCCGACAACGGAAGCCTGCTACTATTTTTGCTTTATACCTCCAACCTGGCGCATGAAACCAAGGGCGCCAGGAAAGAAAGAAGGGAAGCTATGAAGAAGTGGGCGGAAGCGTTCTACTTGTCGAAGTCCTGGGAACAATGCAGGGGCGCATACTTAGAAAGCCAAAACAATATATGCGAACGCTGCGGGGAACCAGCAAAGATATGCCACCACAGGACATGGCTAACCAGGGAGAATATAAACAACCCATACATAACGCTATGCTGGGACAACCTAGAAGCGTTATGTCAGGATTGCCACAACAAGGAACACCACAAGAAAAAACCGAAGCTACGTTACAGCTTCGACGAAGAAGGCAACATAGTATATACCCCCCTATCGTCCGAAAAAAATTAAGGGGACGAATACCGAGGGGGATACTACAAAAATACCCTGCGGGCGCGCGCGTACGTGGTGTAGGGGGTGGGGTGTACCGGAAAGGAAGGTATTTTATGGCGAAAAGCAAAGAAAAGACAAAAGAGCAGCGGATTAAGTCGGAAAATACCCGACTTAAAGGCGTTTTCAAGGATTTAGATGAGAATAAGAAAAAGGTTGTAATGCCGCTGATACAAAAGGCTGCTTTTATGCACGTTGAGTTAGAAGAATTGCAAAAAGTAATTGAAGAAGAAGGCTGCGTATGCGAATACAAGAACGGGGCAAACCAGTACGGTACGAAGAAGTCCCCGGAAGTGGACGTATATAACACCATGATAAAGAATTACACCGCAATTATAAAGACTTTGGCGGAGCTGGCACCAGCAGCACAGAAGAAGAAAAAAAGCGGCCTGGCGCTGCTTCGGGAAGAATAATTGATACCGTACAAAAACTATATTTATGAGTACTACGCAAAGATATGCAGCGGCAAACTTGTCGTAGGAAAATGGATAAAAATAATATACGAAATAGTCGTAAATGCGTTGGAAGCAGGCGACTATTTTTTTAATGCGAAGAAGGCAAACAAGGCCATTAAGTTTATAGAAAATTATTGCCACCATAGCAAAGGCCGCAACGATTTATTAAAGCTAGAATTATGGCAAAAGGCGGCAATTTCTATTATTTTTGGCTGCGTTGATGAACAAAATATACGTATTTTTCGTGAAGTTTTTATAGTAATTGGGCGTAAAAATGGTAAGTCGCTTTTTGCGTCGGCCATTATCGCATATATGGCATACCTGGAACCGGAATACGGCCAGGAAATCTATTGCCTGGCGCCAAAATTAGACCAGGCAGCGTTAGTATATGACGGTTTTTACCAAATGGTAAATAGCGAAGAAGAACTAAAGGCGGAAGCCAAGAAACGACGCAGCGACATATACATAGCAGAAACCAACACAGTAATAAAGCCGATCGCATTTAACGCGAAGAAGTCCGACGGATTTAACCCGCAGTTAGTTGTATGTGATGAAATAGCAGCATGGAGCGGGGACGGCGGATTAAAACAGTATGAAGTAATGAAATCTGCGTTAGGTGCAAGGCGCCAGCCTATTATTTTGTCAATCAGTACGGCCGGATATGTAAACGACAGCATATACGACGAACTTATGAAGCGTTCTACGCAGTTCCTTAAGGGCAGCAGTAAAGAAAAACGATTACTGCCGCTGCTTTACATGATAGACGACGTAGAGAAGTGGAACGACATAGAAGAACTTAAGAAGGCTAACCCTAATATGGGCGTATCTGTTACGGCCGACTTCTTCCGGGAAGAAATAGCGGTAGCGGAAGGCAGCTTAAGTAAGCGCGCAGAGTTCTTATGCAAGTACTGTAACATTAAACAGAATAGTAGTATTGCATGGCTAGAAAGCCAGGTAGTAGAAAAGGCAACGGCAGTAAAGACGATAGACGGCAAGGAAACGCCGTATACATTAGAAGACTTCCGGGGCTGCTACGCTGTAGGCGGTATAGACCTATCACAAACAACAGACCTAACGGCGGCCTGCGTAATTATCGAGCGGGACGGCGTTTTATACTCATTCTGCCAATTCTTTATGCCACACGGCCGCATAGAAGCATTAACGGCCACGGACGGCATAGCATACGACATATTCGTAAAGAAGGGCGTATTAACATTATCGGGCGAAAATTACGTAGACTACAGGGACGTATACAACTGGTTTGTAATGCTGCTGGAAACCTACGAAATACGAACGCTTAAAATTGGCTATGACCGATACAGCGCCCAGTATCTTATTAACGACCTGTCCGGCTACGGCTTCCATACAGACGACGTATTCCAGGGCGAGAACCTAACGCCTGTTATACGAGAATTTGAAGGCATTATAAAGGACGGCAACTTTAAGATATGCAACAACAACCTGCTTAAAGGCCACTTCCTTAACGTGGCACTTAAACAGAATATGGAAACGCGAAAATTTAGGCCTGTAAAAATCGAACGCCGCGCCCATATAGACGGCTTCGTATCTGTTATCGACGCAATGACGGTACGACAAAAATATTATGACGAAATAGGCGAACTGCTTAAAAACGCAGCATAGAAGGGAGTGAGAAAAACGAGCCTTAAAGACTATTTATTTAAGGGCAGAAAGCAGATAGTTGTAGACAACTATTTTAAAATGCTAAACGGATACAGCCCGGTATTTACCACATACCGCGGCAGCTTGTATGAAATGGATTTAACCAGGGCAGCAGTGCATAGATTTGCTACCATGTGCAGCAAATTAAAGCCGGAAATAAGCGGTGCTGCTAAAACGTACCTGGAAAAGACATTACAATTTAAACCCAACTTCTTTATGGATACCACAAAATTTTTATATCGACTGGCGACCATACACGAAGTAGACAACACGGCGTTTATTGTCCCGGTGGAAGACGTAAACGGACGCCTTATAGGTTACTACCCGATTTTGCCGCAGCGCTGCGAGATTGTAGAAGCTGGCGGCATTATTTATTTACGGTATCAGTTCGCAAATGGAGAGTACGCAGCTATAGAATTTGAGAGGGTGGGCGTTATGGCGCAATACCTGTATAATGACGATCTTTTCGGGGAAGACAACAGGCCACTTAATCCAACCATGCAGCTTTTACACACGCAAAACGAAGGCATTATTAACGCCGTAAAGAATAGCGCTAATATACGCTTCCTGGCAAAAGTCGCAAATATGCTAAAACCGGAAGACATAAAGAAAGAACGCGAACGCTTCACGGCCGACAACTTAAGCGAAGACAACAAAAGCGGCATGATTATTTACGACGGCAAGTTTAGCGAGTTGAAACAGGTTGACAGCAAGCCGTATACGGTTAATGCGCTGCAAATGCAGCAGATTAACGAAAATGTATTTATGCACTTCGGCACAAACATGGATATTTTGACAAATAAATATGATGAAAACACCTGGAACGCATATTACGAAGGTAAAATAGAGCCGTTTGCTATCCAGTTATCTATTGTTATGTCAAATATGACATTTACGCCGACGGAAATAACACGCGGAAATATGATTACGTGGACGGCCAACCGTCTGCAATACGCCAGCAACGCCACAAAGCTGCAAGTATCTACGCAGCTATTTGATAGGGCATTACTAAACCGTAACGGCGTTATGGATATATGGAACATGGCACACGTAGAAGACGGGGACAAGTACTACATACGAAAAGAGTATACCGAAGTATCCCAGCTAAACGAAGACGGGACACCGAAGCAGCCAACTTATGAAGAACCAGCAGAACCAACAGAACCGAAACCGGGAACCGGGGGCGACCTGGAAGGCAACCAGGAATAGAAAAGGGGTGTATTGAAATGCCAGTAGTAAAAGAAAGAGAATACAGAGCGCTGGCGGCGCCGTTATCAGTAGCGGCAGCAGCAAAGCGCATACAGACGGACTATTACGTAGAAGGTTACGCGACTACGTTTGATAGTCCTTATTTATTATTTGAGTTTTCGGACGGGTGGAAGTATTACGAGCGTATCGACAGGCACGCGCTGGACGGCGCAGACATGACAGACGTTATTATGCAGTACGACCATACCGGGCGAGTATTCGCAAGAACGGGTAAAACCAAGTCCCTTATTATCCAGCCGGATAATGTGGGGCTTTTTGTTTGTGCTGACCTGGGAAGAACCGACGCAGCGCGCGGACTGTACCAGGATATAGAAGCAGAATTAGTTACTAAAATGTCCTGGGCGTTCGTAGTCGCAAAAGACAGCATTACGGAAGACCGCAAAGCAAGAACCATTACAAGGGACGTTTTGGAAATAAAAAAAGTTTATGACGTTTCCGCAGTTAGTAGGCCTGCTAACGAAGAAACCGAAATAAGCGCGCGGAATTTTGCTACGCGGAGTTACGAGCAAATACAGGCGGAGTACCTGGAACGCCGGGCAAAGTTACTAAAGTTAAGAACAATGCTATAAAAATTCAAAAAAAGAAAAAGGAGAAAGAAACATTATGCGCACTTTACAGGAAATCGAAGCAAGATTAGCAGAAATTAACACAGAGATCACAACCAGGGGCGCGGAAATGACCGCAGACGAATTAACAGCCCTGGAAACAGAGGTAGCAGCTTTACAGGAAGAAAGAAGCCAGCTACAGGCAGCAGCAGGCACACAGGAACAGCGTAACAGAATTTTGGCAGCAGTAGCAGCAGGCCAGGCAGTAGCAGGCCAGGGGGCACCTACTGTATTGCGTTCCTTCCCGGCAGCAGGCGGCAGCCAGGAAACAAGCGACGATAAGTACGCAACCATGCAGTACCGCAAGGCATTTATGGATTATGTGGTAAGAGGTACCGCAATTCCTACAGAGTACAGAGCCGACGCCGTAACAAAGACCACAGACGTAGGCGCCGTAATTCCTACTACCGTACTTAATCAGATCGTAGAAAAGCTGGAAAGTACAGGTATGATTTTGGCGCTTGTTACAAGAACTGCATACAAGGGCGGCGTTGCTATCCCTGTATCCAGCGTTAAGCCTACTGCAACATGGGTAGCCGAAGGCGCAGGAAGCGACAAACAGAAGAAGACCGCAGCAAAGGACGGTATGGTAACTTTTGCATATCACAAATTACGTTGCGCCGTTGCTGTATCTTTGGAAGTAGAAAACATGGCTATGTCTGCGTTTGAAACATTGTTAATTAACAACATTGTGGAAGCAATGACAAAAGCGTTAGAACAGGCCATTATTTCCGGTACAGGTACAGGCCAGCCGAAGGGTATCATTAAGGAAACACCAGCAACAGGCCAGGCAATCGAAACCGCAAAGCTGGCATACGCTGACATTGTGAAGGTAGAAGGCGCATTACCGCAGGCGTACGAAGCAGGCGCAGTATGGTGTATGTCTAAAGCTACATTCATGGGCTTTATTGGCATGACAGACCAGCAGGGGCAGCCTATTGCACGCGTAAACTACGGCATTGCTGGCAAGCCGGAACGCGTATTACTGGGTAGACCTGTAGTATGTTGCGATTACCTTAACAGCTTCGACGCTGCAAGCACTGGGGACGTAGTAGCGTTCGTATTCAACTTTAAGGATTACGTACTTAACACTAACTACGCAATGGGTGTAAAGAAGTACGAAGACAACGACACCGACGACATGGTAACAAAGGGCGTTATGCTTGCCGACGGTAAGGTAGTAGACAAAAACAGTCTTGTAACCCTTAAGAAAAAGGCGTCCAGCTAATCAGTAACCAGTAACACGGGCTGCGGCAACACGTAGCCCGTTATTGATGAAAGGCAGGGAGTGTATGGCAACGAAATTAACAGAAAAGATAAGGGGCGCATTAAGGATTAGCAGCCAGGCGCAGACCATTACCGACGAAATTAACGACTGTATAGAAGCGTGCAAGCGCGATTTACAGCAGGTGGGTGTAAATAACCTGGACGAAAGCGACGCGCTTATTATCCGGGCTATTACAATCTACTGCAAGGCGGAATTTGGATACAGCGACAAGGCACAGCAGTTTAGGCAGTCTTACGACAGTTTAAAAATTGCGTTATCCCTTATGGAAGAATACCAAACGGTACCGGGAAATACGGACACTGGAACAACGGAACAGGAAGGGGCGGTAGAAGGTGGCGAAGTGGTGTAACGAAATTACATTGATTACCGAAACCGAACCGACCGAAAAGACCAACGAAAACGGGTTCGATAATCCGACGCAGGAAAGCAAACGCCTGGTATTTTGCAATAAGCGAAGCATAAGCCAGGGGGAATATTACAAGGCACAGCAGGCGGGCAAACAGGTAGAAGCAAAAGTAGAAGTACATTGTATAGACTACGCCGGGGAAGCACTGGTAGAGTTTGAGGGCAAGCGCTACAGCGTGCTTAAGACCTACGAGCAGCCGGACAGCGACGTAATAGAACTGACATTAACAGACCTTCCAACAGTCGAGAAAGAAGACCAGGAAGGGGGGCTAATATGGGAGAGTTTACAACCGTAGGCCTGGAAGAAGTAACACAGAAATTTTTACGAATGGAAGAAGCAGCCACAAAGGCAGTACCCTTAATGCTGGAAGCGGGCGCCAATGTGCTTATAAAGGCACAGCAGGACGAAGCGGCGGCAATGGGTATAAAGGAAACGGCGGGTTTTATTCAGTCAATAAAGGCAACCCAGGTAAAAGGGGACGACGTAGAACGCTACGTAGAGGTATACCCACAGGGAAAAGCCAAACACGGAAACGACCGCAAGGGAGATAAAAGCAACGTACGTTATGCAACTATTGGCTTTATAGCACAATACGGCACCAGTAAAATACCTGCGCGACCATATATGACAGCGGCGAACGAAAAAGCCCACCAGCAGACAACAGACGCCATGTACGAAGTTTGGAAGGGGGTAAATAATGGCTAAAATTAAAGAGGTTTTAGAACAGAGCGGCTACCCGGCCGCGCGCCTGGTTTGGAAAGTAAAAAAAGGGCAGGAAAAGCCAGGAACATATTACACCTTCCAACGGATTACCAGGCAGCCCGCATTAGTAGCGGACGACGAAGTAAAAGAAGAAACGGAAACGTATTTAGTAAGAATTATTACGAAATGCGATTTTGAAGCCCTGGTAGATACAACAGTAAAGAACCTACGGGCAGCAGGATACAGCGTTACGAGTGTAGACCAGGAAAGCTACGAAGAAGCAACAGGGTACTGGATTGTACCAATAACGACACAAATTATAAAGGAGTAAAGAGCCATGACAATAGGTTTAAAAGATTTGGTATACGCCACCATTACAGAAGGCGAAAACAGCGTACCTACATACGGAACGCCTAAAAAGTTGGCCGAAGTTATGACGGCTGATTTATCCGTAACAACTGCGGAAGGCACCTTATACGCCGACGACGCGGTAAGCGAAAGCGTAAAGGAGTTTGTAAAAGGCGCCTTAAAGCTGGGTATTAAAGACCTGGAAACCGAAGACGTAGCAACATTGTTAGGCCAGGAAGTAGACGACGACAAGGTAATTTATGGCGGCGCTGATGATGAACCGCCATACGTGGCCGTAGGCTTCCGGGCGAAGAAGACGGGCGGAAAGTATCGTTATATTTGGCTTTACAAAACAAAGTTTAAAATCCCTAACGAGAAATTCCAAACGAAGGGCGAAGCGATCCAGTTTAACACGCCGGAAATTGAAGGCGAATTTTTTAAACGCCATGACGGCCGCTGGAAAGCTGATTACACAGGCCTGGAAACAAGCGAAGTGGCAAAAAGCTTCTTGACGAAAGTAAGAGAGCCGAAAACAACCGCAAGCGTAAGCACGAACGGTTAATAATTAACAGGAAAGGAGAGGGCGCAGCCTACGGGCGGGCGCCCGATTTTTGCATATGAGCGCAATTAAAGACGGCAGATACGCTATTGAAGTAGGCGGCAGGGAACGCCATTTATTATTTTCCCTTAACGCCCTGGACGAAATCCAGGATAAATTTGGGGGATATGACAAGCTGGCGGAAGTATTTAACCAGGATAACAAAGACTGGATTAAAAACACAAAATGGCTGCTTGCGCTGCTGATTAACGAAGGAGCGGAAGAAGACGAACCGGAAGTAACGGAAAAGCAGGTAGGACGCTGGATACATACAGGTAACATTATCGAAGTACAAAGCGCTATTTTAAAGGCGTTTGCAGTAGGAACAAATGGCGACAATGAGCCGACAGAAGACACGCCGGAAGAAAACGAAGGCAAAGCAGCCACGGGAAACGCGGAGAGCGGGCAGGTATCTTAGACACCGCCCGCCTTTTATATATTGGCGTAACAATGCTTCGGTACCCGGAAAGGGAAGTGTGGAAAATGACGCCATACAAAATAAATACACTTTTCGGATACCACAAAGAATATAACCCGCAGCAGTTTAGACACACAGACCAGGCGGAACCGGAAGGCGTAGACGCAATAGACATAGCGTTAGGGGGATTTTAATATATGGCTGATAAAACAGACAGTATAAAAACCAAGCTGGCGTTTGACGGCGAAGCGGAATACAAAGCAGCCTGTAAGGAACTTAACAGTAATTTAAAGCTGCTGGGTTCGGAAATGAAGTTAGTTACCGCAGAGTACAAAAACAACGCCACAAGTACGGAAGCATTAAAAGCAAAACAGGACGTATTAAAGCGTACCTACGACGAACAGGCCAAAAAGGTGGAAGAAACAGAAGAAGCCTTAAAGGCCATGAAGGAAGCCCAGGGAGAAAACAGCGACGGAGCCAAAAGGTTAGAAACTGCATTAAACCAGCAGAAAACAGCGCTTGCAAATACCAAAAATGCCCTGGACGATACGGACAAAGCACTAGAAGAAGCAGAAAAAAGCGCAGACGACTTTGGAAAAGAGGTAGAAGACAGCGGCAAGCAGGCGGACGACGCAAGCAGCCGTTTTAGTAATTTAGGCAGCGTAGTAGGGAAAATAGGCGGAGCCATAGCCAAAGGCGTAGCAGCAATGGGGACAGCGGCAGCAGGCGCAGCCACAGCCCTGGCAGGGCTTACGGTAGCTGGTGGAAAGTATGCAGACGACGTTTTAACAATATCGGCAAATACAGGGATAGCAGCAGACAGCATACAAAAGTACCAGTATGCTTTAAATTTCATTGACGGAGATTTGAACACATTAACCGCCACAATGGAAAAAAACAAGGTTAGAATGGGCGACGCGGCAGACGGAAACGCCACATACGCGGCAGCATACGAAAAACTGGGCGTAAGTATTAAAAATACAGACGGCACGTTTAGGGACAGTGAAGAAGTATACTGGGACGTTATCGACGCTTTAGGCCAGGTAACGGACGAAGTAGAAAGGGACAACCTGGCAACGGACTTACTGGGGAAAAGCAGCAAAGACCTGCGTACGGTTATTGAAGCGGGAAGCGAAGCGTTCAAAGAGTGCGGAGAAGAAGCGGAAAAAATGGGAGCAGTAATGAGCGGCGACAACCTGGCAGCCCTGGGCGCGTTTGATGATAAAATGCAGCAGCTAAAGGCGGGGTTAGGCGGTCTTAAAAACGCTGCGGCCATGATCGCGTTACCGTTCCTGGATACATTGGCAAGCGACGGCGTAACAATACTAGGCGACTTTTCCAAGGGAATACAAGAAGCCAACGGAGATATGGGGAAAATGGCCGAAGTGATCGGCAGCACATTAAGTAGCGCGGTTAATCTGATAGCCGAAAAACTACCGGAATTTGTAGAAATGGGCGTAAGCATGATTAACTCACTTGTACAGGGTATAGGCGAAAACCTACCGACCATTATAGACAGTGCAATACAGATAATTAACACGCTGGTACAGGGAATTATAGACCTGTTACCGTCCATAGTGGAAGGCGCCGTACAGCTTATTGTAGCACTGGCGCAGGGAATTGCAGACGCATTACCGCAACTGGTGCCACAAATTGTAGACCTGGTTTTGTTTATCGTTGAAACATTGGCGGAAAATATACCAACCATAATACAAGCAGCGGCCGACATTATAGTAGGCCTGGCACAAGGGTTAGTAGACGCTTTACCAATGCTGGCGGAGCGGCTACCGGAAATTATTGTAGCCATAATTAACGGCCTGGTGGAAGCACTACCGCAGGTTATCGAGTGCGCGGGCGAAATTATCGTAGCCCTGGCGACGGGATTAGTAGAAGCCCTACCAGTCCTTATAGAAAACCTGCCGCAGATTGTAATAGCAATCGTGGAAGGATTAGCCCAGGCAATACCGCAGGTAGCCGTAGTTATGCTGAAACTTATACAAAAGGTATGGGATATACTGAAAGATTTACCGGGGAAGGTTTGGGACGCAATCATAGACGCCATAACAAAACTGGCAGAATGGGGCTTACAAATGCAGGACAAGGCACGCGAAGCAATGGCGAACTTGACAACCAAAATTGTAAACGTGCTTAAGGAATTACCGGGTAAGATTTGGAACACAATTATAACCTGCGTAACGAAAATTGCAGAATGGGGCACCAAAATGCAGGACAAGGCCAAAAGCGCCATAGCTTCGGTATGCACCAGTATTGTAAACGGCTTTAAAGACCTACCGGACAAACTGGTAAATATCGGTACCAACATAGTACAAGGCCTGTGGAATGGTATTAACAACGCGAAAGACTGGATTTTAGACAAAATCAAAGGATTTGGCGACGCTGTGTTAGAGGGCTTAAAGTCCTTCTTTGGTATTGCCAGCCCGTCCAAAGTAATGCGCGACCAGGTAGGCGTATTCCTGGCGCAAGGTATTGGCGTAGGATTTACGGACGAAATGGAGAAAGTAAGCCGGGATATTAACAACAGCATACCGCGCGAATTTGACGTACAGAGCAAAGTTAATATTGACGCTGAAACAGACGACGACTACGAACCGAAGCAGCCGAGGGGTTCCGGCGGGGCAGCAGGCGGCGTAACAGTAATTCAGAATATCTACGCAAAAGACACCAGCTACAAAGCACAGCAGAAAGAAGCAGCGAAACAGTTTAAAAACATAGCAAGAGAGGTAGTGGCTTAATGGATTACGAGAAGCTAACGTACATAAATTCCAGGGGCGAAACCCTGGAATTTAGTATAACCAGCGTTTACCATTGTAACGTATCCAAAGACGTTACCGGAATTGCTGGTATTGACAACACAATATACAAAACCAACAGCATGGGGCAGCATGGCGACACGTACATAGGCCAGCGCTACGAAGCCAGGGACATAACCATAGTAGGAAATATTAACACCACGGACAAAGACCGGGTTTTAGAATTGCGCCGTAGGGCAGAAAAGATTTTAAACGCGGAACTGGACGCAAAGTTAATATACACCTACAAGGACTTCGTACGCGTGATAGACTGCAAAGTAGACGGGCGCCCAGTATTCAAAAAGAACAAGATATTTATGCAATACACAATACCTATTACGTGCTGTAACCCATTTTGGAGAGAAGAAGCGGAAACAAAAAAAGATATTGCGGCCTGGGTATCTTCCTGGGAGTTTGATTTTGAGATACCCGAAGAAGGCATAGAACTGGGATACCGCGAACCGTCCGTAATTGTGAACGTATACAACGAAGGCGACGTAAAAAGCGGTATGCGCGTAGAGTTTAGAGCCATTGGAACGGTGGTTAATCCGGTACTTTTGAACGTAAATACACAAGAGTATTTAAAAATGATTGATACCACAATGGTAGCAGGCGACGTAATAACCATTAACACGGATTACGGAAGCAAAGGCGCTACGCTAACCAGGGACGGGGAAGTAATAGACTACTTCCGGCATATCGACGTAGACAGCACATTTATGCAGCTTGCCATAGGCGACAACGTATTTAGGTATGACGCGGAAAGCGGCGTAACAGCCCTGGAAGCGACCATATACCACAATAATAAGTACCTGGGGGTATAAATTTATGGATAACGTAGAATTGAGAGTATACGACCAAAAATTAACGCCCATGGGCGTTATTGATGAAATAGCAAGCCTGCTATGGACGCCTACATACTGGAACGAAGGAACGGTAGGCGACCTTAAATTACTGGCACCAATGACAGAAAACAATAAAAAGCTGCTTGTAAAGGGCAATATTGTAGTATTGCACGACGGGGCAGCGGATTATACAGACGAAACAGGAAACTGGCGACGTGGCACACAGATAAGGTATAGGTATATCACGAAGGACGCAGAAGGCGCCGAACAGATAGAAGTACAAGGCCATTTCCTTAAGAAGTGGTTAAGTAAGCGCATTATACTTAACAAAATTGTTATGACCGGGACAGAACAGCAGAAAATTAACCGGATAGTGGCAGAAAACCACGGGACAGACGCAGCAACAAAGCGACAGTTTAAACAGTTTGTAACACTGGCGCAGGAAGATTTAGACGGCAGCAGTACAGAGTACGCCAACGAAGATTTTATAGACGCTGGGAAAGAGATTTACAACCGGGCACTATCCGGCAAAATAGGGTATGACATTTTGGTAAATGAGAATACCAGGCAGTACGGATTTTTGCTATACAAGGGCAAGGATTTAACCAGCGGCAACAGCGAAGGTAACACGCCTTCCATTTTTTCGCGTGATTTTGACAATGTAAACGAACAGGAATACACGGAAAGCGACGAAGGCAGCAAAAACGTAATATACGCTACGGGTGCGGCGGACGATAACGGAGCGGTGCCCCTGGTAGAGATTGACCGGGGCGGCGAAGGAATAGACCGAGACGAAGTGTACGTAGATATGTCGAACATAAGCCGGAAGTATACCGAAAACGAAGTAGAAATAACCATACCGGAAGAAGAATATTTAAAAATGCTGGCAGCGGCAGCAGGCGACAGTTTGGAAGACTACGGAGAAACGGTATCATTTACGGCCATAATCAATATAACCAGCAACCTTAAGTATGGGGAAGATTTTAATTTAGGCGACCGCGTAACCTGCATAGAAAAAAACTGGGGAATACGTATTGATGTAAGAATAACGGCCGTATGCCTGGCGTATCAGAATGGCACAAAAGAAATAGAAGCGACGTTAGGCGAGAGCCTACCAACGCTTATACAACAAATTAGGAAAGTGAGGTAGCGGAACATGGCAGCAGAAAAGTATTTTCCCTTCCGTTCGGTATCGGGCGACAGGAAGTACAGCGCGGAAGACTGGGCGGCCTATTTTGCGTTATTCCTGGGTAACGGCGTATTCTACAGTAGCGCCGACAGGCTGAAAGTAACAGCAAGCGAAGGAATGAAGTTGAAAGTAGGAAAAGGCGCCGGGTTTATTGCTGGGCGTATGTATATGCTGAAAGCGGACACAACCATAACACTGGATACCGCAGACGGCGCATTAAACCGTATAGATCGTATCGTATTACGCTGCGACTATACCAACAGGCTTATAAAGCTGGCAGTTAAAAAAGGCAGCTATAGCGCAAGCCCTACGGCACCGGAATTAACCAGGGACGCAGACGCGTACGAACTGGCATTAGCCGACGTATACGTAAGCGCGGGCGTTGTTACTATTACAGCAGGCAAAGTTACAGACCAGCGGTTAAATACTTCCTTATGCGGTATCGTAACCGGATTAGTGGAACAGGCAGACACGCAGGACATTTTTAACGAGTTCTACGCATATTTGCAGGAATTTAAGCAGACTACCCAGGTAGATATTGAAGCCTGGACACAGGAACAGCAGCAGGCGTATATTGCCTGGTACACGCAGCAGCAGGAAGCGTTTACGGCCTGGTACAATTCCAATACGACAGCATGGCAGCAGGAATTTACGGCCTGGTTTGATGAAGTACAGGGAATGCTAGAAGGGGACGTAGCGACGAACCTAACCAACAGGGTTATAAAGCTGGAAAGTAGCACCGCAGCCCTGGAAAACGACAAAGCCGAACGGGTTTTACTGGACGAAGACCAGGTAGCAGCAGGCGAAGAAAACCCGCAGGGCTTTTCTTTATTTATCAAAAAAGGCGCGTTATGCGTTAGAAGGGTGGTTTAGAAATGAAAGTGGGAGATTACTACGAAATTGCAAAAGAGAACACCAGCCAGGAGATTTTAGGCGCGGTACAGGATACAAAAGAAACAGTACAGAACTTCCACGCTGGTGGGGTACCGCCCGCGAACATGAAGACCATTAACGTAGCAGTAGGCGACGGAAAATTAAAGCTAACATTTACAGAGCCGGACGACACGGTAATAGACAGCCAGTTAATTTGTACTGTAAAGGGCTGCGTAGTACGAATGAAGGAAGGAAGCTACCCAGTAGACGAAAAAGACGGCGTATTAGTGGTAAATAATACGGAACCTGGCAAATACAGCACCGAAGCGCTGGAAATTACCGGGCTGCAAAATGATACTACGTACTACTTGGCCTTCTTCCCGTATAGCGACCAGGGACTATACAACTACAATACGGCCAATAGAAGGGAAGCGACACCAAAGGCATATATTTTGTACGGGTATAAGGTTAACAAGGCGGACAGCAACCCGGCCACCCGTATTACATATACGGAAATGGCCGTAGGCATGACGCCCGCGGCTATGGACTTCACAAACGGCAAATTTAATTACGGTTCCTGGGGCGACGCCTGGTTTATTACAGGCAACAAGCCATATATGGTTAAATATGACGGCACTGTAGATTATGAGTTAGACGCAAACGACTATAAAAAGAAGGCAAACGGAACGGCCAGCGACGTGGCAAACAGCAGCTACGGCGGCAATGCTATGGCGTCCTTCCCACTTATGTGGTTTAAGCGCTGGGAAGACAGCCAATACGAATATTGCAATATTTGTAATATTCAGTTGGACGAAACCTACACCGCATACGCGCACACACGCCAGGACGGTACCATAATGGACGTTAAATACCTGGCAATGTTTGAGGGTTCCTATATTTCCAGTAAAATGCGTTCACTGTCCGGGCAGTCCGTTGGCGTATCACAGACAGCGGCTACGGAAATTTCCTACGCTACTGCTAACGGTTCCCACTGGTATACGCAGTCCTTTAGTGAATGGGCTATGGTGGCCGATCTGCTGCGGCTTATCAGTCGTAACGACAATTCGCAGGCTGCGTTTGGATACGGACGCGGTGGAGCCAGCGCAGCAATGAATACGGGCAGCCTGGTAGCAAAAGGCCAGTTCTTTGGATATTCCGAAGCGCAAAGTAAAACAAATGCCGTAAAGGTATTCCATATAGAAAACTTTTGGGGCAATGTTTGGAACCGTATAGCCGGGCTTATGAACCTGTCCGGCAAGATTTACACTAAAGAGGTACCGCCGTACAACACAACGGGCAGCGGGTATACAAATACGGGCTTAACACCTGCGGGAACGTCCGGCGGTTATATCAACTTAACAAAAATGCTGGCAGCAGGGCGCGTAGGGTATACGGCGTCCGGTAGCGCGACCACGTATGCAGCAGACGGCTTTTGGTTTAACAACAGCCAAAGCAACTACGCGCTTGTCGGTGGCGACTGGAGCCATGCGGCGTTATGCGGCGCTTCCTGCTTGTATTTGGGCAATGCCGCTTCGGGTACGAACGCGAGCGTTGGCGCCTGCCTTTCTTGTGAACAGCCTGCGGCGTAGCCGCCAGCGGGGACACGGGGCGGCCAGCCCCGCATAGATAAGCGGGTACCATAGAGAAAAAGCAAAAGCCAGGTAGTGTAAAAGCTGCCTGGCTTAAATTATACGGATTTACGGGGCGCCGTGGCGCTTGTCGGTGGCAACTGGAACAATGCGGCGTTATGCGGCGCTTCCTGCTTGAATTTGAACAATGCCGCTTCGAATACGAACACGAACATTGGCGCCTGCCATTCTTATTATTCTTTTACAGATAATGCCCCGTATCTTCGGTACCACATGGTAGAAATAAGACCGATAAAGGAAGGGGCTAGTACCAGCAACCTGGGAACGTCCTTTAGGTAATAAGAAAGATGAAAACATACAGTAATTTGTATGAAACGTGCTTAGATCGCGACTTTATAAAGAAAATGATTTTAGAAGCCGCGAAGGGGAAGAAAGACCGCGTAGACGTACGCCGGGTATTGGAGAAGGTAGACCACTACGTAGAAGTGTTTTACAGTATCTTGTTATATATGACATACAGGGCGCACATACCACGGGCGACCATTATAAACGAAGGCACCAGGCCAAAGAAAAGGGAAATACGAAAGATTAGATTTTTCGACCAGGTAATACACCATATCGTAGTTAAGGCGTGCTATGAAGTATTTACCCGTAGTATGTACGAATTTTGCTGCGGCAGCGTGTCGGACAGGGGCATACATTACGGGAAGCGCTATATAGAACGCTGGATACGGGACGACAACAAGAATACAAAATACTGCTGTCAAATGGATATACGCCATTACTTCGACAGCGTAGACCATGAGGTATTAAAACGGCTGCTGCGGCACAAGATTACAGACAGGCGTATGCTATGGCTGCTAGACGAAATTATAGATAGCTGCGAAACAGGCATACCGTTGGGGTATTATACGTCGCAATGGTTTGCTAATTTCTTCCTGGAAGGGTTAGACCATTACATAAAAGAACAGCTACACGTAAAGTATTACGTGCGGTACCTGGACGATATGGTAATATTCGGCCGGAATAAAAAGGAATTGCACAAGGCGCGCGCAGCCATAGCCGCATACCTGGAAAACAATTTAAGACTACAAATGAAGGGAAATTACCAAGTATTCCGGTTGGACTACATCACGAAGGCCGGGGAACATAAAGGCAGGGCGTTGGATTTTATGGGCTTTAGATTTTGGCGCGACAGAACAACGCTACGTAAAAGTCTTATGCTGCGGATATGCAGGAAGGCAAAGCGCATAGGCAGGAAACCACGGCCGACCTATTACGACGCTGCGGCTATGTTATCGTATATGGGCTGGATTAAAAACAGCAGCACATACAAAATGTACGAACAGAGATTAAAGCCATATATAAACGTAAAGCAAATGAAGCAGATAGTAAGTAAAAAAACAAAGGAAGGAGCGGCAGCAAATGTTAAAAATCGTTTGGAAGGAAGTAGTAGGAAACCAGGAAAAGAAGCCCGCATTAACGGACACGACCAGCAGCCCGACAACGGTATACATTCGCAAGAGTGTTAAAAGGGTATTGATTACCCAGCCGGACGGAAGCAGCGCATACGCCTGGCAGTACGAAGAAGCAGCCTTAACCATGGCGGAATATGCAGAATACGAAGACCTGGTAGCACAGGTAGAAACGCCAGCCATACAGGCATTGCAGGAACAGAACAGTATTTTGCAGGCTGCATTAGCAGACATTTACGAAAGTGTAGCGGAACAGCAGGCCAGCCAGGAAAGCACTAACCTGGCAATTTTAGAAGGGTTAGCGGCATTATACGAAACCCAGGAAGGAACGGTATAAAAGTATGGAATATGTATACGCAGAACTGGTTAGAAGAGGCAGGGACATTAACACGGTACCTAAAAGTAAAATGGTGCCTACTTGCGTGCTGCTGATTATTAGCCACGACATTGCCTACGACCAGGTACCTACAGGGTACAAAACAAAAGTAAAAGAAGCACTTAAGAAACAAGGTTACGACGAAAACGGCGAACCTTTAGTAATTGCGGAAGATACCGCAGAGTAGAAGGGAGAAAAAAGAAAATGGACGCATTTAAAATTTTAGTAGACACATTGGCACACAATACAATTATTCAACTGGTGGTAATTGCCGTTGTAATGGATACGCTTTTCGGAGCCGGAAGGGCACTTAAGCAGCACAAATTTAACAGCAGCGTAGGCATTGACGGCGCGATCCGTAAAATTTCTATGCTGGTATCCCTGGTATTCCTGGCAGTTATCGACAGACTGGTACATATTAACTTAATTGGATTTATACCGGAAGAAGCAAGGGCGTATTTTCCACAGAGCATTAGCACCATTGGCCTAGCGGAGTTCTTCGGGTTGCTTTATTTGTGCTATGAGGTAGTATCTATCCTCAAAAATATGGCATTATGCGGGCTTCCGGTTAAAAAGCTATGGGAAGCTGTACGCAAGTTCCTGGGAAAATATACAGAGGAATTACCGGACACAGAGGAACAGGACGCCAGGGAAGAACAGCAGAAAATTATTGCCGTGGCAACCGACAACATACCGGAAGGGGCATTAGAAGAAAACACGGACGGTACGGTAAAGGTATTCAATGCGGAAGGCCAGGTAGTAGGTAACATGGCGAAAGAAGCGGCGGAAGCATTGGCGGCCAATGCGTCGGAAATCAAAATAGAACAGTAAGACGAAGCCCCGCGGGAAACCGTTGGGCTTTTTCTACGTAGAAGGAAAGGCAGAGCATGACAGTACAGGAGTTTTTAGACCTTATGGTACCGCTGGCCGTGGCGGACATGAAAAAAAGCGGCGTGCTGGCTTCCGTAACCCTGGCGCAAGCAATATTAGAAAGTGGCTGGATTACTTCGGAACTGGCCGTAAATGCTAATAATATCTTCGGTATGAAAGCGGAGTTAAGCGGCAATACCTGGCCGGGTAGCACCTGGAACGGGGAAGTATACGAGAAGGAAACCGCAGAACAGAGAGAAGACGGCAGCTACTATACAGTAGTGGCACCATTCCGAAAATACCAGGATATAGCGCAGTCAGTAGCAGACCACAGCGCATATTTAACGGGCGCCATGGACGACAACGGCAACCTGCGTTATGCGGGTATCAAAGGGGAAAAGGACGCAAGGACAGCGCTAACAATTATAAAGCAGGGCGGGTATGCTACGTCCAAGGATTATGTAGAAAAGCTGATGTTAAGGGTAGACAAGTACAATTTAACCAAGTACGACAATGCAGAAAGTGAGGGCGAAACCATGAAAGAAATTAAAATTATGCTGGACGCAGGCCACTACGGAAAGTACAACAGAAGCCCGGCAGTTCCGGCATACTATGAAAGCGACTTTACGTTTAAGTTTGTAAATATGCTTAAGGCAGCATTAGAAGCCTACGGCTTTACTGTAGGGACAACCAGGAAAGACCAGGCCAAAGACCTGGCATTACAGACCAGGGGCAAAGCTGCGGCGGGGTATGATCTGTTTATCAGTATCCACAGCAACGCGGTAGGTAGCGGCGTTAATAATTCCGTGGATTATCCGGTAGCCATTACAATGGTAGACGACGACAAGATAACCATTGACGAAGTAAGCAAGGCTGTAGGCGAGATTTTAGCCCAGGTAGTAGCTGCGACAATGGGTACCAGCCAGGCGGCACGTACATACACGAAGTTAAGCGCGAACGACCGGGACGGCAACGGCATTAAAGACGACGAATACTACGGCGTCCTTCACGGCGCAAAACTGGTAGGTGTTCCGGGCATTATCCTGGAACATTCTTTTCATACCAACGCGAAGGCAGCGGCGTGGCTGCTTAAGGAAAGCAATTTACAGGCTATGGCAGCAGCGGAAGCGGCAGCCCTAGCAAAGTATTACGGCATGGAAAAGAGCCAGGCAGCAGGCAACCAGGAACCGGAAAAGCAGCAGGAAGCAGCAGCGACCTGGTACCGGGTGCGGAAATCCTGGGAAGACGCAGCCAGTCAGATAGGCGCATACAGGGTAAAGGACAATGCTATAAAGAACTGCCCGGAAGGTTACACAGTCTACGGGGATAATGGCGCCGTTATTTATTCCAACAAGAAAGAAGATACGGCAACGACGAAGTGGTACCGGGTACGTAAAAGCTGGAAAGACGCAGCAAGTCAGTTAGGAGCGTATAAGGTATACGACAATGCCGTAAACAACTGTCCGGCTGGTTATGCAGTATTCAACGACAGCGGCGAAATACTGTATAGAATGGCTGCGGCTTGTGAATATGTGGTTAAGTCGGGGGATACGCTGGGAGAAATTGCAAAGAAATACGCCACAAGTGTGGATAAAATCGTACAGGACAATAAGACGAAGTACCCGAAGATTACGCCAAACTTTATACGGGCTGGCTGGAAGCTGGTTATTAAGTAGGTGCAGGCGTATGGAATATAAAGAAGCTGCGGAACGCCTGGCCGCCCTGTCAATATGCAGCGAACAGGTACCAGTAGGCTGCGAGAACTGCCCGGCGTATAACAAAGACCTGGGGCAGAAGGAACAGCGCAAGGTCTGTAATGAAATGCAAGAACCTGGGAAGATTGCCGAAGCCATAGGCGTGGTAAGAGGATACCAGGAGAAACAGCAGGAAACGGCACCAGGAAGCACGCGTAATTAGCACGTAAGAAACAAAAAGCCAGGAAAGCCGCTATTTTAGGCGCTGGAAGTTATGCAAGAGATAATCGACGGCTCAGACTATATCAAAAGGTTTACAAAAGCCCGGAAAACCTTGATTTTCCGGGCTTTTGCTATATCTAAACGGGTGACAAAAGTTTGACCAAATTTGGCAAAACGAGAGCCGATTTCATCCAATTTTTAGTGGTCCGCAAGTGGTTAACTGGCCAAAAAGAGGGCGAAAAGAGGGGTAAGTGGTTCCCAAAGTGGTTAACCGAGAGCCGATTTTGGGGGTGCTTTTCAGCCCTCCTTCCCCTCGTTTTTTGGCTGTGGCAGTTTGGCATAGTTTGAGCTAATTTGAATAATTGAATATGAATTTGATGTAGCACACAGTATAAATGCTGGTATAAGGTAAATAACTCGCAAATGGCATAGCCTGTCCAAAGTTGAGATAATGTAAAAAGTTCAAAACGTTTTACACTTTTTCAACC